GGTAAATCAGGCAAAGACATCAAAATCATCCGATGCTATGGTTTGGGCAATGAAGACTTTTCCATTTGTGCGGTTAGATCCCCTGGTCAGCTGACGATATTCACCGCCACCAGTGAGTAAGTAGCCAAATGCGTCACCCACGTGCGAGTGTTCGTTCTTATTAGGGGTATCTTTGAACCTTTCATGGCCAGCACCCACCGCAATACGCTTGAAGTGGTAGCCACCGCTCAAGGATTTACGCAATAACTTGCAGTTTTTGTTGATTAGCAGGCCAGGTTTGCCCATGACCATGCGGTTCATTGGCGCAGCTGCAGCTTCACGCCTGGCTTTGAAGTCGTTTGTCGCTGTTGGCTCTGCTTTTAGCCCTAGTGAGCGCAGATATTCAAACGCAGTAGTTTCATAGATGGCGTCACGCTGCATACCCGCGGGGTCACCCCATATGCGTACCTCATATTTCGGGAACCTGGTCTGCAATTCAGTGAGCAATTGCTGGCCAAAGCGCTCCAGTCCCATATCAAAGGTGACGATCTCATGCAATACACGCCACTGGCCACTTGGATGGCGCTGGCCAAAGACTGCTGCAGGCGTCAAACCAAAGTCTAGGCCGACTTGGATAGGCAAATTAGGATCGGCCTCCAGCTCGGCAGCCATGATGTTGTCATCGTACTCAGGCCAAACGCTTTGACCGTCCTTCACAAACGTATAAACACCCTGGGCATAGCAGCGAATCCAGTCTAGATTCTTGCCAGCCAGCTGCTGCATATAGTAGCCAGCGGGTAGGTTGTTGACGTTCTCTGCTTTCTCATTCAGACGCCACCATTTGCCACTTGCAAATATGTGATCGTTGGCCTCTGGGTTTTCTGGCAGATCTTCTTTGGCCACCTCAAGCACACCACCAGGCTGTTTGAAAAACTTCCACGCATACTTGCCAGTGATTGGCTCTTTCTCAGCGACTCGATGCCACCAGTGGTCATCATCCATCGGGTTTGTGTCCATGATGATGCCGTGCCAGGTAGCACCGCCATCACGCTTAGTAGGGTATCGGCCAACACGGTGCGTCAATCCATCAATCACAGCCTTTGGCAACTCACGTGCCTCATTCACCCACGCACCAGTCAACTCAAGCGAGAGCAATTTCCTGACGTCTTTTGGTTGATCAAGGGCTAAGAAAATAATCTCGCAGTCAATGCCAGCAGCACCTTCTCTAGCAGGCAGTCTAATGTGATGCGTAATAGGTGGCGTCCACAAAAGATTGCCAAAAGTCGCTTCTGGGAACAGGTCTAGCCAGGTCTTAATAGTGGTGGTCTTGAGCATGGGATAGCTGTTACGCACCACCGCCCATCTGCTGTACTTAATGCCGTCCACAGGGGAGGGCTTTTGCTGGACAGCTTTGATCATGATTTTGGCTGCACAGGCGTAAGACTTACCAGAGCCAACAGGACCCATTAAGCCTTGTACGAAAGCATTCGACTGGATCATGTCGTAGACGATTGGGCTTTTACTAAAGTCCAGATTAAGGCCAGCCATTGGCAGTTCACGTGGCGAATGTTCTTTAGTTTTCATGTTCGTTCCCTTATTCGTTCAGCAATGACTTGTGAGGGGTGAGGCCAACCCACCGCCCATTCGTCTGCTATCAATGCACACGCCTCACGCTCGGCCTTGACCGCCTCGGCAATCATGCGGTTAACAGTCTCTAGGTCAAAGGTGACTTTATTCATGGTTATCCTCTAATTTGCCATTTACATCTACAACATCTGGCGCCCTGACATTGATACCAATCACGCTAGGCTTGTCCTCGTTGTCTGGGTTGTCCAGCAAACCACTAGCTTTAGCCAGGATACGCAGCACCGCCACCTTGTCATAGAGATCAATCTCCAGCGTAGACGCACCGTCCTTGTCCACACGCACCTTAATGTTCTTAATACTCATCAGCGCAGTCTCTGGGATCAAGTGGCTAGGCTTGACCTTCACATGGCCATTCTCATCCCAGCTCATGATGTCAGTGATCTTGGTGTTAGCCATGGCCAGCAAAGCATACGCAGTGGCCTCCTTATTCTTGACCAGCGTAGTGGAGCGCTCTAGACGCCTGACAATGGAGCGAGTGCCACCCCAGCCAGCTACTGGCGGGATCTGAGTTGGGTACTTAGGTCTTGACATTGCGAGCCTTGATCATGGCGTCAGCCATGATGTATGAACTTACAGCGCACAATTCTGCATAAAGATCTGTATTTTCAATACCGTCACCAACATATAAACCATCTTCATATTGATCTTTCAATATGGCCTGCATGGCCTGGGCAGCAAAGAAGTCTCGCAACTTCATATCATCCATTCCAATTTGTTTATCAGTCATGGCTCACCTCAAAAAGGAATATCGTCATCCATGCTGGCCACAGCATTGGCAGCAGGGGAGGGTTTAGCAATAGGTTGAGCTGTAGGTTGACCTTGAGGTCTAGGGTAAGGTTGACCATTAGCATCACTCGGTGCGCCATAACGCACATCAAGCACCATGCCTTGTTGTTGGCCATTCTGTTTAGGCTGCTTTGGCGCACCAATCTTGATAGCAAACCAATGCTCACCAGCCTTAGTCTTACCAGGCTTGATGTCAATCCAGTGCAGCGTCCCATCAGGCAACATAACCTCACCCTTGTACGCAGGATGCCAATCCTCAGTCTTGTTCTTGTTCTTAAAAGCAGATCCCTGGCCAGGTCTTAATTCATAGTTAGTAGTCATTAACTTAGTCCTTTGGTTGAAAAAATAGAGAAAATGTGAATGTAGTAAAAGGTAGTAGTTTAGAAAGGGGGGAAAAATTCAGTTAAGTACCCTATCGCACAGGTGGGTGGGTGGGGGGAGGTATAGTGCTTTTGTACTCATATGGCGTTTGACAGCATCCAAGCACCCTCCCGCCCTGTACAGAATGCCCTCTACAGGGGAGAGCGCCTCCTTTGTACATATTGCAGACGAACCTATGGGTTTTGTACAAGCGCAGATAATAGGCTGTACAAGCCCTTGATGCACTTGGTGGCTACCTCGGTATTTACTTGGCATATTGATGGCCTTCACGGTGCCAAAGAACCCGCGGAATCGGCATTCATCTTGGCTTCAACCAGCACCATGTGCATGACGCCTTCAGCAAGCAGTCGATCAGTGGGTGGTATGCCCTCGGCTTTGTAGGCAGGCAGCAGGATGTCCAACTTGGCTTTGACATCTGCATCACTTACTTTCATTTTGTGTTCATTCATTATTATTAAGTTAATATTAGATATGTTAAATACGGTGTCTTTTGATAACCCTATGTTATCGACACTGATAACCTCAGGTAATACAAGTGATGGCTTATATATGCTGTTATCAACAGACTTATCCACAGGCCTTTGTGTGTTCTTTCTCATTTCTGCTTTCATCTTCTTAACTGTTATCGTTTCTCTGTCTTGAGGCATTTGGTACTCCTTTTTAATTGGTGTTACTGTTGGGTTGAATGTCTGCTTTAGCATCTCTGCTATGCGTTTGAGGCCTTCCTTGTCTACTTCATTCTGTAACCTTTCTTCTTCAGCTGCTATGAGTCCTGGTGGCCTTGCATCTTCCTTGTTAGACACCATGGCTATGGCCTCCTCAGCTGTAATGGTTGGATCAAAGATCACTCTGACTGTCTCATTCCTGGCATTTGCATAGCCTTTCCTGAGTACCTCGATGTAGCCCAACTTCTTGAGCTTGGATATCTGCCTGCTGATTGCTGGCTGGCTTATGCCTAAGTCACCAGCTAGTCTTCTCTGGCTAACCCAGGTAATGCCAGCACGGTTACAGAATGCACACAGGCCTGCTAGGACTGCTACGCCAGCTGCACCAAGCTCTTTGTCAAACACTGCCTTGAATGGCAGCACAACAATCTTTCTTTGGTCTGGCAGTGGCTCCTGCAGCTTTAGCCTGGGCTTCTTTGGGATCTCAAAGGGCAGTACGTTATCTGGCATTGCGCTCATTTCTGTGGATCTCTCTCATGTACTGGCGTACCTTGGCCTCTGCGTTTGCGCCATATAGAGCGTCTAGCTGACTTAGATGCTTGTCTATCAACGCCTTGTC